GTGTAGCTAACGATACCACAGCCATTCAAAATGCCTTGAATGCTGCACAAGCTGTTGGCGGAACCACATATTTCCCAGAGGGCAACTATTTGGTTACGTCTTTGGTGACAGCTCAGTCATTCACCCAACCATCGATCCGTGGTGCCGGAATGCGCGCAACGACCCTAACATGTTCTGGTGCCGGACCAATCATTAAGATGGTCGGTGGTTCAGGCTCTCTTTGCGGCGCTGTTGTGTCTGACATGAAGTTGACTGGATCATCTGCAACTGGTATTGAGTTGCACGGTACAGGTGGAGTAACGGTTGATCGCGTTTGGTTCAAAGACCTTTCTGTTGGTCTGTTGTTTCATAACGATCAAGCCGGAAGCTTTACGGAATTTAATGTAGCCAATAGGTGCGTGTTTGCCTCCGACACTCCCGTACACATCGAGTACCGACGCACTTCTGGTAACGATTCATTTCATGGATCTGGGTTTACAGATTGTGTATTTAATCAGAGCGTCTCGGCAACCGATCCTTTGATTAAGATTGGTTCTGGCTGCTCTGTTTATAATGCTCCCTGGACAGGTCAGTTCTTTGCACTTTCTACAGAACCGATTGTCTTGTCGTCAGCAACAATCTCGGTAAACGTATACGGAACAATTAACATTGAGGCAACTGAGGGCATTGGCGCCGTCTTTGCTGATGGAACCGAGATCCTTCTTCAGGGCGGCGTCCTAGGAACTACAGGGTTTTCAGTAGGAAAATTGAAGCTTGTTAGTCGAGCTACTCGTAACGCAGATGGATCAACATCATCGCTCGAGATTAGTCGCAGTGAAACGTTCAACCTTACTACAGGACTAAACACCCTAAGCGCTTTGAATGCGGGAACTTGGTTGGTTAACGTCTATACTAATGCTGATAACTATGAGTATGACTACACCCTAATCGTTTTCTCTAGTAGATATGATAGTTCAGGAAAAGCAAGTGTGGTGTTCAATAACCAAGAGTTTAACGTAGCACCGTATGGTCCTTCAACATTTAGCTTTTCTGGTGGCGCGTTAAAAATCACGAATGCTAGTTTTCCAGCATCTGGAGTTACAGCACTTGTGACTGCCACTCAAATCGGAAGCTGGGCCACCTATCCTCTACTATGATAAGTAAGAAGGTATCGTATGACAACTGCAACGTTTAGCCAATCGGGAATCACTGTTTCTTCTCCGCCAACAGAAAACAATCATCTCACCACAAAACAATACGTGGATGACACCACTGCATCTACTGCACAAGGAACTCGTGCTGATGCTTTGAACTTGTTTACTATAGCATATAATGGAACTTCGTTCCCCGCACGCTCAACAGCACCGTCAGGGTGCACAGTACTCTGGGTTAATGCTGTAAATTCCGATGAACCGTCAGACCCAGCCATCGGGGACTTGATGATTAAGGCGACATTGTAGTGGTTGCGGCAACGGCTAAGATTATAGGGAAAATTAATTTTGGTAACGGTGCCGGAACACCACTGCTTGTCCACGATTGGTTTGGACACGGTACTGATGATTTTTGTATCCACACTTCATCGACTAGAACTTGGGAGTTTTACTGTCCCCTTACGGGAGAGTCGGAAACCATTACCTTTGGACATACCGATCCTTCTATCCCCGTTTGGGGAAAATTTGATGGAGTGCGCACGCAAATAGCGTCCTTTAAAGACGGAATCTGGTGGATCAAAGACCACGACGCTCTAACGTATGTCACAGTTTACTATGGAACAACTGATGATATTCCTCTGTCGTCAGCCGATTTTGACGGTGATGGTAAATCCGACATTGCCGTTTACAGACCAACAGGAATATGGTATTGGAAACGTAGTAGCGATAATGTCGACGATTCTGCTTTTTGGGGAGCATCAGGAGACATCGCCCTCCCGTTCGATTTCACAGGGGATAATTCTACAGACGTAGTTGTTTGGAGGCCATCCAATGGAGGTTGGTATCTATCTCCATCAACAACATTAACGATGCTGGGTCTTCCTGGAGACATTCCAGTACCTGGGGACTTTAATGGTGACGGGTCGGTTCAACCAGCAGTATTTAGACCTTCAACACAAGAATGGTATCTGGACTCCTCTACAGCAACACATACATTTGGCTTGTCAACCTCTAAACCGTTTGTTGGAGACTTTAATGGTTTGGGAATCGATAGGATCTGTGTCTTCGACAACGTGTCCGGCGAAGGCGTTTGGACTGTTTATGGTAACGCCCCGACAACAACATGGTATATTAAAACGGCCTCAGGTTTTGAGCTTGCCGACTTTAGCATTCTAGGAATCTCTAGTGGGAGCAGCGACGGACTGGGAATTGGTCCACTCGGAACAACGCCCCTAGGGCAATAGGAGAAACACATGACAACGATTCCAGCACTCCCAGCATCGGGAAACACAAGTTGGTATTCACACTATTCTGCTCTAGATGCTGTTGCTCGAAAAAGCACAAACGACGTCGAAGTTCCTTTGTCATCATTCTCTGGAGCTAATGATGACGCTAAACTTTCGGCATTTATGTCTTGGGCTGCCGCGCAAACGTATAAGGGCATCACCGTCTTTCTTGATGAGAACAGGCTTTATCAGTTCTCAACAACTCAGAACCTATACAATGGATTCTCTATCAGAGGAATCGCTCGCCCGCAAGATCAACCACGCAGCTCAATGCCAATTGGTCAGCGGGTTGATGTCAACGTATCAAACAATGGTTGGTTTGCACTAAATCAGTCACAGACGTTTGGTTGTTCGTTCCAAGGACTGTCTATAGACGGAAACTCAACTAACCGTCTTGTGCAAGGTCATGCATCAAATGTTTTGTGGACTACCACGTTCCGGGATCTAGCTCTCCAGAACATTCAAAACGTTCTAGGTTCTACTTCACAGAAACTGCTAATGACTGCGTGTACAATCGATGGGTTTTGGAATGCTAATAATCTATACGCTCCAGGGTTTGTTATTGGTGGGTCTGATAATTTCATTTCACCGTCGTTGATGTTGATTGATTCGCCCCCGGCATTTAGGTCCGTGAGTTCTTATCTCATGGATTTCAACTACATGTCCAATACGCATGTAAAGCACTTGTACATGACAGCTGAGAGTGCATCGGGCATCTATATTAGCGGAAACAACAGCAACGGATGTTTGTGGTTTACTGACTCTGTTATCGAGGGTAGAAATAATACTGACTACTGTGCCGGTGCTCTTATTAAGCAGACCGGCGGAGTATCTGTCTTCAGAGACCTTCGTCTTGCTAATGCTATGGGCAACCCAACAATTTCTGGCGGAAACAATGACCAAGGCGTCATCCATGTCTCTGGCGGGACCTTGTTGGTTTCTGGTTGTATTTATGAAAAACAGTCATCCGTTGCCGAGTCTACACCGTTCATCTATGCTACTGGAGCGTCGACTCGCGTTCGCGTTCGAAATATTCTGACGTTTGATGGTACCTGGACTGGCAAACCCGTCGCTTACCAAACGCAGGCAGGCCTCATTGATGCTGACAACTCAGTAACTGTTGTAACTCTTTAAGGAGACTCATGGCTAAAGAACGACCAAATAGAAAACCAGCGCTTACGGTCGATGCCAGAGAAGCTCAACTTATTTCTGCTGCATTTGATCTTGCTGAAAAACAGATCCAAGACGGGAGTGTGTCGGCGCAAGTTTTGGCACACTACCTCAAACTAGGATCTAGTCGAGAACGGCTAGAACAACAGCGCCTTGCGAGGGAAAACCAACTCCTCGAAGCTAAAGTCGAAAGTATGGCTTCGGGTAAGAGGGTTGAAGAGTTGTATGAAGCTGCTCTCAATGCAATGCGTAACTATGCAGGTCAGCCTCCGGACGACGATGATTTTGAACTGAGTTATGACTAAAACATATTCGGAACTTAGATGGCTGACAACGTTTGATGAAAGATTTCAGTACCTTCTCCTCGGGGGTCAAGTTGGCAGATCTACGTTCGGGTTTGATAGGTATATCAACCAAAAGTTCTATGCTTCTCGTCAATGGAAGACCGCCCGCGATCAAGTCATTGTTAGAGACAATGGTTGCGATCTTGGCGTTACTGGGTGTGAGATTCATACTGGAATCTTGATTCATCACATAAATCCTGTGTCGGTTGACGATATTCTACATGGCGAAGATTGGATCTTCAACCCAGAGTATCTTATCACCACAACACATAATACGCACAACGCGATTCACTACGGGACAGACAAACTGATCCCTAAGACTGTTGTTACCAGATTACCTGGCGACACAAAACTTTGGTGACAGAAGGAGACCTTATGGAACCAGTAGAATTTCACTATAGAGCAAACGTCCCCCTCGATGTTCCAACGAGCACGGAAGGCGTTCGCAGACCTCTAATGCAACTGGATCTGCCATACCACACGGTTCACTATACAGGTCTTCGTCCAGATCAAATCTGGTTTGCTAACGACTTTGGTGTGTTTTCTTCAATTGAGGATGTCTACAAGTTCTTGCATCGCCTTGAGCAGGTCGCTAGGAACGCCGGAAAACCTTATGAATACAACACAGTCATTCCAGTAATGTGGGATAACTCCGCACATGTGATCGCTTATGCCGACGAGTATCTTGCGGCACACTCTTCTGGTGAAAACTCTATTGCTCACGGAACACTATTCGTCACAGGAGTAGGTCAACCGCTTAATGCTGGCGCTATCCTAGCTTTCCAGTGGTGGAATGCTGTGCTAGAAGCAACTGGTCGTCTCCGCAGGGATAGCATTATTGCACCTCACTACCAGATGCCAGGAGCATCAACGGCATGTCCTGGAACACAGATCATTGGATCTCTTCCGAACCTCCGTACACCCTATGTTTCGCCCGCCGTTACTCCAGCGCCACCGACTACTAACAACCCCCCTATCGAAGGAGACCCTATTATGTACATTGTTAAGCCTGGTCCCGAAATCCAGCACAAGACCGACGTTCACTTTGCAATTCATGAGGTGTCCGGAATTGTTCGACATGCGCAAGGTCCTGATACCGAAGGAGTAACTGACATTAGAGAATGTCATGGAGTTGCTCACTTCAATGGTTATGTTCGAGCTGCCAACAAGATGAGTGGCGCCGATCTTAAGTTCATTTCTTAGTCGAAAAGTTCAAAATGAAAGCCGTTTGTGACTAACGCCTAGGAGGTGATTACGATGGAACAAGGAATTCTAACGAGCACAAAGAAGATTCTTGGTCTCGGTAGTGATTACACAGCATTTGACCAAGATATTCTTACGCACATTAATTCTGCGTTTGCCGTTCTCTACCAACTGGGCGTTGGTCCAAGCACTCCGTTCTCAATCGAGGACGATGCTGCTGAGTGGAGCGAATTTACTGTGCCGCCAGAACAACTGAGTCTTATTAAATCTTACTTCTATTTGAAGGTTCGGACTTACTTTGACCCACCAACGACTTCGTTTCACATCGAGGCGATGAACAACCAGATCAAAGAACTTGAGTGGAGACTCAGTTCATTCCGAGAGGAGGCAGAATGGACCGCAGGCTAGAAAGCTCCTCAAAAGGCGAAGAGTATCTTCAGCACTATGGGATTCCTGGAATGAAGTGGGGTGTTCGCAGAACAAGGAAAGCTCTAGCAAAAGCCCGAACAGAAGCTCGAGTAAAAGCAGTCAACAAAGAAGGACGAACGGCCTACAAGTCTTCTGGTAGGAAGCTTACTGAGGCTGAACTCAACAAGAGAATTCAGCGAATGGAGCTTGAGAAGAAGTACAATCAGCTCAATTCTCGAACTGTAAAAGAAGGCGAAGCTATGGCTCGTCGAATTGTCTCAGGAATCGGCGAAAAGACTGTCAAGACCATTGGGACTGGACTCCTTTTCTACGCAGGTAAGAAAGTCGTGGAAAAGAAGTTTGGAAAAGAAGTGGCTGCAGCCATTCCAAGTCTCAAGAAGTAGTAGAAAGGTAGGGCGTTCTATTGGGTCTCTCAAACACAGCAACGCCGTTCTACTATGGTCAATTTAGAGAAGCAGTTCTTAGAGGAGAGATCGTAGTTAACCGAGAAGTCTCTGCTGAGATGAATCGAATTGACGAATTGATCTTGAATCCGAATATTTACTATGATCCGATGCCTGTCGAAGGTTTTATTCAGTATTGTGAAAACGAACTGACCCTTACCGACGGCTCGGATCTATATTTGCTCGACACGTTCAAACTCTGGGCAGAACAGATCTTCTGTTGGTATTATTTCGTAGAACGAAGTGTATATCAACCAGCTACCGAAGGCCGCGAAGGACGATTCGTACAAAAACACGTAAAAAAGCGTCTGACCACAAAGCAATATTTGATTATTGCTCGTGGTGCCGCCAAGTCGATGTATGCGTCCTGTCTTCAGAGTTATTTTCTGAATGTCGATACGGAAACGACTCATCAGATCACCACTGCTCCAACAATGAAGCAGGCAGAAGAGGTGATGTCTCCTTTTAGGACAGCAATTACCAGAGCTCGAGGACCACTATTCAAGTTTTTGACCGAAGGTTCGCTTCAGAACACAACAGGATCAAGAGCTCAGCGACAGAAGTTGGCTGCGACTAAAAAGGGTATCGAGAACTTTCTAACAGGATCCCTCCTTGAGATTAGACCAATGTCTATCGACAAACTTCAAGGTCTAAGACCTAAGATTTCGACCATTGACGAGTGGCTTTCTGGCGATATTCGTGAAGACGTCGTCGGCGCAATCGAACAGGGCGCCTCAAAGATGGATGACTATCTTATTGTGGCGATTAGTTCAGAAGGAACTGTTCGAAATGGTTCCGGAGACACTATCAAGCTTGAGCTTCAAGAAATTCTAAAGGGCGAATACCAAGCACCGCATGTGTCGATTTGGTATTACAAACTTGATGATATCGAAGAAGTTGCTCAGCCAGAGATGTGGATAAAGGCTAATCCTAACCTAGGGCAGACGATCACTTATGACACTTATCATCTCGATGTCGAGCGAGCTGAGAAAGCTCCCGCAGCAAGAAACGATATTCTGGCTAAGCGATTCGGAATTCCGATGGAGGGCTACACCTACTTCTTCACTTATGAAGAAACTCTTCCGCATCGTGCACGCTCGTTCTTTGGTATGCCTTGTGCTCTTGGTGCTGACCTTTCTCAAGGCGATGACTTCTGTGCGTTCACATTCATGTTTCCGCTTCAGAACACGTCGTTTGGAATCAAGACGCGAAGTTATATTACTTCTCTGACTCTTATGAAGCTCCCCGGAGCAATGCGTCATAAGTATGAAGAGTTTATATCTGAAGGCAGTCTTCAAGTACTAGAAGGAACTGTTCTCGACATGATGGAGGTCTACGAAGACCTCGATGCGTTTATTCTCGAGAACGAATTTGATGTTCGCTGTTTGGGATTCGACCCATATAACGCTAAAGAATTTGTTTCGCGATGGGAAGCAGAAAACGGACCGTATGGAATCGAGAAAGTCATCCAGGGCGCTCGAACAGAATCGGTTCCTCTTGGTGAGCTGAAGATTCTTTCTGAACAGAGACAGCTTATATTTGACCAGATTCTCATGTCATTTGCAATGGGTAATGCTATTACTTTGGAAGATACTAACGGTAACCGTAAACTTTTAAAGAAGCGTGCTGAAGAAAAGATCGACAACGTATCCGCCATGATGGACGCTTACGTTGCATACAAAGCCAACAAGGAGGCCTTTGAATGAGTAAGACAGATGAGGAAGTATCGGCCTTCTTGGAACACTATGGCGTTCCTGGTATGAAATGGGGCGTTCGACGAGCCCGCAGCCACAAGCAAAGTTCTGCTGAAAAAAGGTTGAACAAACAACTAAGGAAAGCTGGGCAAGCCTATCGTGGTGCTGATGAACAAAAGAAGCAGAACGTTAAGAAGGCTGCAAAAATTGGTGCTGGAATTGCTATTGCTACTGGCGCAGCGTTTGTCGGTTATCAGATGTCTAAGTCCGCTGGGTTTAAAGCTAGCGATCTAACTGCATTTGAAGGACACATGCGAAGTGCGGCCAAACACCGCCAGCAGTTTATGAGCGGACCATCTTCGACCATCCCCAAAACTTCAGTAAAGAAGTTCACGGCAGATGGAGCAAAGACGATTGCTCAGATGAAAGCCCACCATGCGGAAAGCGTTCGTCAAGCAAATGCTGAGCTCAAGCGAGGTTACGATAGTCTCCAGACTCCGTTCCCTCTTCGTGAATATTTGCAGGAACGGTAGGAGGTGAACGCACTTGGCAATTCTAGACAGAGTAAAAAGCGCCTGGAATGCATTCGCATTCAATGAGCGAAAACTCCAAGAAGCCGGAGAGCGCGGGGTAACCTATCACGTTTCATCCTCTTACGGGAATCATCCTCCCGCAAGGTCTCGACCACTCTACACAAATGAGCGATCGATTGTTGGATCGGTATACACACGAATCAGTATGGATGTCTCAGGCATTAGTCTTCGACATGCAGAACTTGATGAGTTTGGCCGATTCAAAAAGAATAAGAATAGTCCACTGAATAATTGTCTCACTCTAGAACCAAACCTGGACCAGTCTCCTAGGGCATTTACCCAAGAGATTGTTACAACAATGTTTGACAAAGGCGTTGCTGCAATTGTTCCTGTTGATACAAATCGTAGCCCAGAAAACACAACTAAGTTTGACATCTACACACTTCGTGTTGGTCACATTGTAGATTGGTTTCCTAGGCACGTTCGAGTTAGCTTGTATAACGAAGCGAAGGGAATGCGCGAAGAGATCACTCTTGAAAAGCGTTATGTTGCCATCGTAGAGAATCCGCTGTATGGCGTGATGAATGAGCCTAACTCGACTCTTCAGAGGTTGATCCGAAAGCTTACGCTGTTGGATGCAATCGATGAGCAATCGGGATCAGGAAAACTTGACCTGATTATCCAGCTTCCATATACGATCAAGTCCGAAGCACGCCGCCAACAGGCAGAGCAGCGACGGAGCGACATCGAACTACAGCTTAAGGATAGTCAGTACGGTATTGCTTATACCGATGGTACTGAGAAGATCACCCAGCTCAACCGACCTGCCGAGAACAACCTAATGGGACAGGTAGAGTTCTTGGTTAACATGTTGTATGGGCAGCTCGGTATTACGGAAGACATTATGAATGGTACTGCCGAAGAGAAGACCATGCTCAACTACTACAACCGTACAGTAGAGCCAATCATCGAATCAATTATTCAGGCAATGCAGCGTTCATTCATCGGCCCCCAAGGCGATACGATGACTGAAAAGATCATGTACTTCCGTGATCCGTTTAAGTTGGTACCTTTGGCTTCTATTGCCGAAATTGCTGACAAGTTTACTCGTAATGAAATCCTAACCGCAAATGAGATTAGAGGTTTCATGGGAATTCCACCAGCCGATGATCCAAAGGCAGACCAGCTGATCAACAGCAACATGCCTCAACCAGCAGAACTAGAACCCGAGGCCAAAGTCTTGGAAAGGAACAATCAAAATGAAAGCTGATTTTAGCGGATACGCGACCAAGGCGGGCCTCAAGTGCTCGGACGGTCGCACGATTATGCCCGGTGCATTCCGGGATCAGGACACCCATCAGGTTCCCCTGGTCTGGCAGCACGGCCACTCCGATCCCGAAAGCATTCTCGGACACGCCATTCTCGAAAACCGAGAAGATGGTGTCTATGCTTACGGTTTCTTCAACGATACGCCCAAGGCTCAGCACATCAAGAAGAGTCTTGAACACGGCGATATCAAGATGCTTTCCATCTGGGCAAACCAGTTGGTTGAGCGAGCAAAGCAGGTCTTCCACGGTACCATCCGAGAAGTGAGCCTTGTTCTTTCCGGAGCTAATCCGGGAGCCCTTATCGAGAATGTGACTATTCGCCACAGCGATGGCGGGGAAACCACTCTCGATGACGATGTCATCATTTACACTGGCCTGGAGTTGGAGTTGTCACATTCCAATCTCGAAGAGGAG